CCGAGAAGCATGTTCTCGACGGCGCGCAGGCGCGGGTCAAGATCGTTGGTTGGCGCGGCCATCCACCCGAAGCCTGCCCGTTGGAGCAGATCAAATTCGTTGATCTCGAACAACGTTGAGCGGTTACGCCCGGTGGGGTCGCCGACAACGCAGATGGGCTTGCTACGGTAGCGGTCTTGCATGACCGCAGGACGTAGGTTGCGGGTTATGTGCAGGTTCAGGCCGATGCCCTCGCCGGGGACTTCTTCAAGTATGAGGAGCTTCCCTGTGTGGTCGAACTGGCAGATCAGGCTCCACGGGTTGCGCCCGAAGTCCTGACCCACGACGAGCATGCGTCCTGATACAGGCTCTAAGCTATCCACGACATGAAGGTTGCGTTTGAAGCTCTCGCGAAATACAGCCATGCCGCTCGGGTCGGTGCCATATTCGGCGTTGACGTAACGGGTGATGTATTCTTGGCTGCTGTTCGCTGCGAGGCGTAAATAGTAATTTCTTCCCTGCTCAAACCGTATCGGGTCCATTTCATCAAGCGCGAGGGTTTCCTCGGTTTGATCGAGCCAGTTGAGATTTTCGGCGCGTAGGGACAAGCCGCCCGGCTGCTTGAGAACTTCCCAATCTGGTGGTGGGTTCTCCATAAAGTCGAACCAGTCGGAGCCTTCCAGCGGAAAGTTGGTGTCTGCGATAAGCCCCTTCCAAGTAGGAGCGCCGTCGTCGCCATTAGGGTAGCGACCTATACGGCCCATGATGGGGCCTAGAAGCTCAACGTTGATCTCGATGCACTCTGACAGCCAAGCGGCGGTAAGCTGAGACGAGAGAAGGCGCTGTTGGTCTTTAACTTCCTCCATCGGCACAAGCATGATTTCGCAGTCGATCTCGGAGTTCTTGATTTCAACCACGCTGTCTGTGATTTTGTAGTGTCCCCCAACTTTATTGTATTGCTTGAGCATGTCCTTAAGGATGGTTCCGCGTAGCTGAGGCATCGTCTGCCGGATGACCGCAAAGCGAGTGTGCCGCCGCCCATCGAGGCCAGGGCGTTGCTCGAAGGCTCGCCGCAGGAATTCCATGATGCATCCATGGGTCTTGCCAGAACCAACCGGGCCAGCAATCAACCGCCCGTAGGCGTTGCTCAACATGAACTTTTCGAGCGTCGCCGGGGGGTTGTAGGTAATCCCCATCAGGCGATTTCCTTGAAGGCTTCCTCGGCTGCATCGAAGTCAGGCGGCATAAGGGGTATCGCGCTCTGTTCGATGACGATGTTTTTCTCCTTCTGTCCGGCGAAATTGATTTCAAGCCGGAAGACGTTGCCAGGGGTTCCTCCTTGCGGAGTGAGAACTTGCTGACCGAGGCCGCCAAGTTTGGAAAGGGTCTGTAGGAGGGCTACCCGGCTCGATAGGGGCTCCTCCTTGTTTGTCAGTTGCCCGTACATATCGGGCAGGGCTTCCTCAACAAGAACTGCGGCTTTCAGCTTGACGCGTTCCTGTGTGTTTCCAGCCCCGCCCCACTCCGCTTGCGCCTGCCGAAGCATGTCTTTGAAGACGGATGTGTCAGCAAGATCGCCGTATTCGTGCTCAGAAATTCCAAATTGTCGCAAAATTTCGGGGGCGTCTCGGATGTTTTTCACTATTTCCAGAGCTAACGAACGTAGTTTTTGCTCTGTTTCGGCATATCCTAGTGCATATTTAGGCTGAATGCTCACCGGCATGTGTATCGCCCAATTACTACAGAAAGACTACTTTGTAACCAGCGTAAGTTACCATATTCTAGTCATATGGCAACAGGCCCTGGCGCTGTTGGAGTGCTCCGTGTCGTTGGTGGCGCGGACTTAACTGCCTCTGTTCAACGGCAGGAGGCGGAGCGTGCGCAACTAAACGCGCCCCCGCCCACGCTGGACATGAGCGGACTGGCGGGTTTCTTACATAACCAACTCGACATCATGCGGCGACACCGCAGTAATTCTATGTCGGGGTGGTCGGAGAGGCTCTTGAAAGCCTTGCGCATGTTCAACGGGCAGTATGACCCTGACCAGTTGAACGCGATCCGGATGTTTCAGGGTAGCGAGGTCTACGCGCGGATCGTCGCGATGAAATGCCGGGGAGCATCGTCGCTTCTGCGGGATGTCTATTTGGGGGCGGACAAGTCGTGGGGTCTTGTTCCAGACCAAGACCCTCAAATCCCGGCGTCGATCACGCAGGCAATTGAGACGCTCATTCACGCTGAGTTAAAGGGGATGCAGCAGACGGGTCAGCAGATTGACCCGAACGCCATCCGGGATCGTTTTGCCCAACTTACGGAGGCTGCCAGACAGGCGGCAAAAAAGAAAGCCGCTGATCAAGGCAAAGTCGCCGAGGACAAGATTGAGGATATCCTCGACGAAGGCGGCTTCTATTCGGCGCTGGCGGAGTTCATCACGGACCTGCCACTTTTCCCGTTTGCTTGCATCAAGGGGCCAACGGTTCGACTCAAGGCCGACGTGAAGTGGCAGAATGGGAAGCCGACCACGGTTGAAGTGCCCCGGCTTGTCTGGTCGCGAATTTCACCCTTTGACCTTTACTGGACGCCCGGCGTCAACGACATCGCGGACGCAAACGTCATCGAGCGTTCGCGGCTCACGCGCGGCGAGATTAACGATCTTCTCGACCTGCCCGGCTACAACGTTGACGAGGTGCGCGCAGTTCTCGACGAGTATGGGCGTGGGGGGCTGTACGATAATTGGGATCAAACTGACAGCGAGCGGGCAGTCCAAGAGAACCGTGAGGACCCACGCCTCAACCGCTCGGGGGTAATCGCCTGTCTGGAATTTCAGGGGTACGCGCAGGGACGGTTCCTGCTTGAGGCGGGGATGGACCCGTCGCTCATTCAAGACCCGATGCGCGATTACTTCGTGCAGGCTTGGTTGATCGGGCGGCACGTCATCAAAGTGCAGATGGCTCCCAGCCCGCGCAAGCGCCACCAATATTACATCACGTCGTTTGAGAAAGTTCCGGGGACACCAGTCGGCAATGGTCTGCCTGATATCCTCAGCGACGTTCAGACGGTGTGCAACGCGACGTTGCGGGCGCTCGTGAACAACCTCTCGATTGCGAGCGGCCCCCAAGTTGTCGTCAACGAAGATCGCCTTGCCGATGGTGAGGATGGCGAGTCGCTTTATCCATGGAAGCGATGGCGCGTCAAATCCGATCCGATGGGGAACAGCAATAGTTCCGAGCAGCCGGTCAATTTCTTCATGCCCGGCTCGATCAGCCAGGAGCTTTTGGGCGTCTATCAGGCGTTTACTGAGCTTGGCGACGAAATGAGCGCGATCCCCCGCTACATGACTGGCGCGCAAGCTGGCGCTGCCGGACGCACGGCGTCCGGGCTCTCCATGTTAATGTCGAACAGTTCCAAAATCCTGCAAACGGTCGCCGCCAATATTGACCATGACATCATGGACGGTATTTTGACGGGGCTGTTCGACATGATCTTGATGACGGATCAGTCGGGCTTGCTCTCTGGCGAGGAACAAATTCGGGTTCTCGGGGTCAACGTCGCGGTACAGAAAGAAACCCAGCGCTCGCGTCAATTGGAGTTCCTGCAAATCACGGCCAACCCCATTGACATGCAGATTATGGGGCCGAAGGGGCGCGCAGCCGTCCTGCGCCCCGTCTCCGAGCAGCTTGGGCTCCCCGGCGAGCAGATCGTGCCGAGCGACGAGCAGCTTACGGCGATGCAGAAAGCATCCGCGCAGATCGCTCAGAACCAGGGACAGCCGGGTCATGGGGGGCTTGGGCCGCAGGCTGCGCAGGCACAAGGCAATCAGGCAGGTTCTCCCGTGACGGGAGACATGGGGCCGCGCACCAACGTCGTCGGGCCTATCCAAGGCGGACCATAGGAGTTTCATCATGGTGAAAGCAGGCAACAGTAGAGCGGGCGCAGGTTCGGGGATGGGCGCGGTCAAGACTGGCGGCCCTGGCATGCGGCCAAGAATGCAGGCGGCCCCCATGCCTCCGTCACCCCCGAGCGCTGGCGCTGGCGGCGGCCAGCCAATGCCCGGCTTCAAGAAGGGCGGGAAGGTCGAAAAGCCCTCCAAGGGGAAGAAATCGGGCAAGCGATAGGCCCGACCAAACAACCAAGAACTCAAGCTCGAAAGGTTACTTTCATGGGTAAGGTCCTCAAGAAATCCGCCAACCCCGGCTTCTTTGCTCAGGGTGGCAAGACGCACATGTTTGGCAAGGGCGGCGCTGACGAAGCTCCGTCCGGTCAGTCGGCTCCGACCAGCAAGCCCGGCCCCGGCGCGAAATTCGCTGCGGGAGGCAAAGGCCACATGTTCGGCAAGGGCCACGCGAACGAAATGACGCCCGGCCAGTCGGCCAAGTCCTCGCAGTAAGGGCTCCTCGTATCCACCATCGGGGAGGTAACTCTCCGAAGTAATTCACTCACGGGAGAACCCCCATGTCGCAACTGAAAGTTCGCACGCACCTTGACCAGAACCGTATCACGGTTGCGGCTGAGGAAATTGAAAACGCGATCAACCAGGCCACAATCACCCAACAGACCGCTACGTCTTACACGTTGGCGCTGGCCGATCTCAACACTTGGCTGCGGATGTCCAATGCGTCGGCGCAAACCTTGACTATCCCGGCGAACGCGACGTTAGCCATTCCCGTCGGTTCGTGGGTGGACATCGAGCAGGCTGGCGCCGGCCAACTCACCGTTGCCGCCGCAGGCGGGGTGACCATCAACGGCCCCCACGCGCTCGCTTTTGCGGCGCAGTTCGCCAAGGCTCGCCTGACGAAACTCACCACAAATTCCTGGAACCTCACCTAAGCCCCCTACAAGTGGGCGAGGTTGCACCGCAGGAGAAGTTCCCATGAAGGCCGGTATGACGAAGAACAGCGCCGGTATCGGCGGGAAGATTGAGGAAGTCGCCTTCATGGGCGGCTTCGTTGCGATGACGGGCGGCTCACAATCGCAGCGTCAGCACGAGCGCCAGTATGGGAAGGGCGCTCACGCTGATCACGCGAAAGCGATGAAAGCCATCGCCGACGCTTACGACAACGACGGCGATATCGACACCCCGCCGTTCCTGGATATCAGCCAACCCAAGCGTGTGTTCTGAGTAACTCTCTGCGGTAACTCTCTGCGGCGATAAATGGAGGCCAGTTATGAAATCCAAGCTGACGTGGCTTGCCCTTGCCGCAGCGATATTCCTTGCGCCGCTAGCTGCGCAAGCGACGGTGTCCACGGTCAACACGACACTTAGCTCTACCTCATACACGGACCTCGGTGTTGGTCCTATCGAGTTGGGTGCGGTGGGCAACGATCTTGGGTACACGATTGCGGACTCTCAGCCGTCCGTGGCTGTCAAACCTTACTACGTCAAGGCAAGCGCCCCTTCGATCCCCATTCAGACGGCATCCCATGTTTGGGGCATCGCCCTAACCACGTTCGCGACG